TAGAAAAACCTAATATAAAATCACTTGTTGCATAGGTAACTGAACTACCTGATATAGAAGATGTTAATGGAAATGAACAATCTGTAATATTAGCAGGAGTACCAAACCCAAGTGTAAGTAAATGGAATGGTCTAATATCATTTGTTGCTAGTTCGTTCTTTAATGCTGTTGTCAGGCTTCTCGTCATGTTCCTCGAATGTTCGTCTATTAATTTTTATCGTGTCCATCACAGTATAAGTAGCATTTTTAGAAGGCTCTTTACATTGTTCCAGATTATTGTTTTTAACATCAATATCTTCAGCTTCAACTATTTCTTCTGCTAACACATCAACATTAAGCCAATACTTTACTTTGTATTTCATCTATAAGGCTTCTTCAACATCAAATTGGTATTCGTAATATAAATTTCCATCTTTATCTGCACCTGATACTCCAAACTCTTGAACATCTGTTGTTAAAGAAACAGTAAAAGGAACATTATCATAAACAACTACTGAATCATCTGCTAGTGCTACAAGTAAAGGTGGTTCAATAGTAACTGTTGCAGCATTACTTGAACTGGTTACATCTGAAACAACCATATAAACTTTATTATGTGAAGCAAACTTTAAAAAATCTCCAGCTTTAAATCTACCAGCACCATCTCCACCAAATGCGTCCATAGCTATTGTTGTATCTCCAACTGCGTGAACTCCATTAACTAAAACTGTACCAGCTTCAGTTCCTCTAGCATCTTCAAGTTCTGGTGGTATGATTGTAAAGGTTTCTTTTTGACCTCTTTGTTTAACTATAAAAGCCATTAAATCTCCATATACATCTGATCTTTTTGCAGTAATAATTTGAACTGTAAATGACCACCTTTGATTATCTATTTGTCTAACTAATCTTTTACCTGATACGGATTTAGATATAATAGTATTTTGAATAGACTTTATTCCTAAAGTTCCAAATTTAGCAGTTGATATAGGGAAAGCACCTGACATTATATAATACTTTTCGCACCTCTCTCATTAACAGCTTGATTAATTAATTGTGTTATTGTTCCTCTACTTTGAGTTAATAGTTCATCAAATCCTCTAGCATCTACTGTATTAATATTAAAATTAACTGTTGTACCCCCACCACCACCTACTCCTCTAGCATTTTGTGTAATTTGTCCTGATGAATTTGGTATAAACATTTCTGCACCTCGTTCTCCTACAAGAGTTGGTTGTCCTTTTGCTACTGCACCACCACTAGCTTTACCAAAGAAACTTCCTAAAGAACCTAATCCCATTAAATTTGAAGCACCAGAATAAGCTAATTGTTTTTGTTTTTCTCTTGTTATCATTTTTTCAATAGCAAGTTCAACACTTTTTCTTGCAATAAGTTGAATCAAATGTGAAATAATATTAACTAAAAATGTTTGAGCCATTTGTTTAAAAGTATCTGATAATTTTTCTCCTAATACTAATGTTCTTGCAATAGCATCTGAAGTTTTTTTGATTCCATCATTTAAACCTTCTTTAATTGTTTGACCAATATTTTTAATTTTATCTTCTAGTATAGTTAATTCTTTTTGATTCATTTCTCTGAAAGATTCTTTAAGTTGTTCTGTTGTATTCATCATTTCGTGCATAGCATTATGTGATGATAATATTTGATTTGCATTAAAGGCTTTCATAAAGGCCTCTCCAGCTTCATTTGCTTTTAATGCAAGTTCTTCAGCAGCATAACTAGCTATTAAAAATTCTTCTCCACCATGTTTAACTGTTCTTTGTAAAAGTTTATATTCATCTTTTGCTTCTTTAGTAACTCCAGATAATGTTTTTATTCTTCTATTAATATCATTTATAATTAAACCAGCACCAGCTAATTTTGCAAAGATTCCACCTACAGCAATAAGTACAAGCCCAAGAACACTTTGGAAATCTCTGAAATTTTTAGTAAGTATTTTTATAGCATCAGATAATTTTAAAATTGCAACTGCTAAATTTTCCCCCATATTTCTACTTAATCTTCTAATAGCTTCATCATTAGTTTCTGTGAATTTTTTTAAATCTCCTAATTGCTTTTTTAATTCATCAAAGAAACCAGCTGCTATTTCTGTTTGTATTGTAAAGAAAGCATCTTTTAAATTTGATATAGTTCCTACTAAAGTTTGTGCTAGTTTATCAGTTAGTTCTCCAAACTTACCACCAGTTCCAAATGCTTTTGCTAATCCTTTAATTGAGTCATCAACACTAGTTTTTACACCAGCAGAAAAACCAGCCATAGCTGTTATTGCTTTATCTCTAAATAAATCTGCTGCACCAATACCAGCACTAAATGATTTTTGTATTTGTTGTGAAGCTAAAGCAAAATCTCCACCTAATTGGGCTGCTGTGTTTCCTGTAATTTTTAATAATTCTTCAAACGATATTCCCATTTCTTCAGCTTTTTCAGATACAGTTGCTAATGAGGCTACACCTTGTTGAATATTTGATAACTCAAATGGAGTATTTTTAGCATAGTCCAAGACTTGCTTTAACATTAACTTTCCTTTTGCAGCAGAACCAGTTAATGCTTCTAATTGAACACCAAGAGTTTCAATTTGCATACCAGCATTAATAATTCCTCTTAAAACTAATCCAGCACCCAAACCCACGAAAGCATTTCTTAAATTAAAAACAGATGCCTTAACTTTTGCTAAACTTCCTTGTAATTTACCAAGAGCCTGTTTCGACCTATCTTTTGCTACAATGTCTATTTTTAATTGTTGTGCCATTATTTATAATTCTTTGCTTCTGCTAGTGATTGATTTCTTTTATACTGATCTTGCTCTTTTTTCAAGTAAGCTAACCAAAGATTATAATGGCTAACTGGCATATCTAATACTTGTTGAATGGGAATGTGGAGTCTGTCTGCTACTACTAGAAGCGACCTGATTTCAGGATCGCTATTTACTTTTTTTCGGCTTCCTCGTAATTGGTATCTAAAAGGATTTTATTTGCTATTGTTGCAATAACATTAGAGTCTGCTTTCTTTCTTAAAGCAAATTTATCTTCTACTTGAAATGCTTTAATCATTTCTCCTTTGTCATTTTTGACTTGGAGTTTCATTATAAGTAAATCAACTAATACAGTTAAGTCTTGAAAGTTATTAGATTTCTTAAAGATAATATTTTTTTCTTCAAGAGTTAATGGTTCTGAATAAAATACACTAGGTTTTCCGTCATCATCTTTCCACTCATCAACTTCAATAGTGATGGTTTTAAGAGTTTCAAAATGCGTTTTTACTCTGTCAATTACTGACATAAATTAGGATTATACAGTTCCTCTTGTTAATGCACCTGTTCCTTGAAAATTTATTGTTCTAGTAATTACTGCGTCCATTGTGTCATTAATAGACATTCCTGTAATAATACCTGTTCCTGTGAACTTTTCTTCTCCGCCTGAAGCATTACCTTCAGGTAAAACTATAAAAGCAATAGAACTTCCAACAGTTAATGTTTGTTGTGGAGTATCAGTTTCATCATAACTCATTTCTAAAGTTCCTGAAAATGATGTTCTTCCTGTTACAAACGATTTAGTTGCATCTGATAATTGAGTATCTTCTACAACATCAGCAGTAGTTTCTAAAGTAAAACCTGTTAGTTCCCCAACACCAGTTCCACCAGCAGTTACAACTCCTTCTTTTCCGTGATGTGTTGCCATTTTTTATCCTTGTTTGATTTTGTTGGTTTTGTTTCTTGTTCTTGCTTATAGCCTAATTCTAAAAAATTTTCAAGTTGAGTTTCATTAATACTTATCTCTGAACCATCTTTATATAATTTAATGTCTTTAGCCATAAGCCCTTTTACTATTTATCTTCTTCTTCGTCAATATCTTCTTCATCTTCATCAAAATCATTTTCTTCATCTAAATCATTATTATCTTCTTCTAAATCTTGATCTTCTTCTATTGAATTTTCTCTAGCTTCTTCTACTAAATCTTTTACTTCTTCACACAACATAGATTCTTTGTCGTGTAATTTTTCTATTTGATCTACTTTTTTAGTTATTTTATCTAATATTTTTTCTATGTTCATGTTATCTCCTATGGTGTTCCTGATTGATACTCGTACATACATCTAATTGTCATTCTTATACCACCAACAGGAAATAAAGTTCCTTCATCAGTTTCAATTTGTGTAATTTCTGTATCTATCGCTTTGTTGTTTCTTGTAATATCAGTTTCTAAAGCAGTTTCAATAGCTGTTATTAATGCGTTTCTAGCTGTATCAATATTAGAGTCTGTTCCTTTTACAAAGCCTAATATTACAAAATCAATAGTACCATGTCTTGTTTTAGCACCACTTCCTAATTCACTATCCTCTCTAGTTTCTTCAGAAGTTTGTACTATTACTGCTGGATATTGTTGTTGTGATAATTCTTCTAATTGAAATGGTTGTCTAGTACATAACTTAACATCAGGACTTGATATTCCATCTATAACACTATGTATGTTTGAAGCTATATCTTCTCTTATACTCATAATCTCATTCCTCTAATTTCTTTTTCTACAAACTTATTAAAGGCTTTACTTATAATCATTTCTGTACGAGAATTAAACCCAAAAAATTCTCTTTTAGGTTCTCCAGTAACTTGATTAAATAATGCTCTCTGACGCATTTGTGCATTACTAAAAGCTAATGATACTTTGTTTCTTCCTGATTTTTTAACAGTAGATAATGGTGTTAAACTTCCCATCATTTTACCAGAATAGAATAAATCTATTTTTGTTGATTTACCTTCTTTACTTAATCGTTTTAAATAACCTTCTGAATAAGGTGCAAATGGTCTGCCTCTAAAATCTTGTCCTTTAGATGTTTTGGTTCTTACAATATCTAATAAATGAAACCCAGCTTGTTTTAATCCTTTATCAATAAATCTAGGAAGTTTATCTTGTAGTCTTTTAAATTTTTTAGATATTATTTTAGAGTTTGATTTAATGGTTGCTTGTATAGCCATTATCTAGTCAATCGTCTATATCCATGTAAAGGTTCTCTTTCACTTGCAGATATACTAGCAGAAGCATCACTATCATATTCAACACCATCTTCTAGGATTGATCTCATTTCTTTTGCATATTGAGAAGAATAAAATTCAATCATTCTTTCAAATCTATCTTTATCAGCTTCAGGTCTAAATTTAGTTAATGCTGGTAAAAAGAATCTTGATAAGAATAAATAAACACCAGCACGTTCAAACTGATCTAAATTAACTTTTGTATTAACCATTTCAGCAGTTTGTAATGATGTAATATCTGAATAGACATTTGTTTTATAAACAGGCCACCATTTAGTTCTTAATTCTCTTAAAATATCGTTAGTAGTTTGGGCAAAGAAATTTGCTGTTTCAGTTGAAGTTGAAGAAACACCAAATTCAAAAGCATCTGGTTGATATTTAGTTACATCTCCAGCTACTATTACATTTGCACCTGAATAATTTGCCATTTAGAATATCCAAGTTAATATTATTACTGTTACTATAATAACACCAGCAGCTACTTTAGGGTTATCTTTTGCCATTTTAATATATGGTTTTAAGTTTTTCATTTCTTTTTCGCTTTCTTTTTTTTAGGTTTTAATTGTACTACCTTATTATCAGTTGTTTCTTTTACTTCTTTTATCTTATCTGACACTAATTTAAAACCTCTCATAATAAAATGTTTTATATTAGATTCATATTGTATTTTGCTTCTTTCAATAGTTTTGATTCCATTCGTTAATTTAACCATTGGAATATTAGGAGTTATTACTTTTATCATATTTTTCCTTTAGTTGTACTAAAGGCGATATAAAATACCGCCTTTAATAGTTATGTATATTACAGTAGTGATGAATCCATCATTAACTCGACACCATAAGTATCGTGTAATTCTGAAACTCCATAAACTGAAGTCGCAACTAATTCATCTGCTCTTAAACTCGCATCTCTTTGAGTTTCTATTTTGACATCTTGCATCATTGCAAGACCTAGAGCATCTTTATTAAATACAGCACCTTTATAATCGCCTGTTGTTCCTGTGTTAGAAATATTAGCGGATTCGTACACATTGCAACCAGCCAATCTTCCAACAAACCCAGTTCTCATAGCTTCATTAGCATTTTCACTTGGATTAGGATTCGCAAAAGTATTAGTTAAAGCACCTTTTAAATCGTATGCTATGTATGGGTGTACCACACAAGATAGATTGTCAGTAGGAACTGCTAGATTTCTCAATTCTGCTAAAGCTTCAAAAAGCTTTGCAGCAGAAAATGCAACATCAGCACCACCTACTATTTTACTAAAGCCATCAAACAATGCAGTTAAATCTACATCAATTTTTTTAGCAATAGCTTCGCCAAATAATTTACCAATATCTGCGGCAACATTTCTTGGAGAGGCATTTCTACCTAAATCCGTTAATGTTGTCATAAGACCAACTTCACTTGCTGTTATCGTAACAGAAGATGGGTTGATTGCAGTATTAGACAAATCACTTGCTTCACTTACAGCCGCAGCACTCACAGCAGCATAAATTGGTACTTCAACACTTTTTCC